TCAGTCCTGGTAAAGTGACCTCGGAATAGAAATCATATAACTGGCAAGTCGCTTCGACCTGCGTGAGGAGCAACACGGCTGTCTAGCCGAGCCCAAGGCGGCCTCATTCGGCATGTTTCGCTCAACATACGACAGAAAGTTTTGCCAAGACGTGGTTGCAACTAGGCGGAATTGCCGAGCCAACCGGAAGGTGCTTTTAAGGATCGATACAAGACACCGCCGGTAGTCTGCGACCGCGAGCATCATCGGCGACAGCTTGGACTTCACTCGGACCAGCATCTCCCGGAAAATCTCTTTTCCTATAGCTCGTCCAGCAGCTCGGTTCTCGGTTAAGTAGAAAGTGATATGCCGCTGCTCCTCAGCAACGAACTCTCGTAAGGCTGTTACTCGCGCAGACGGCGCGCGTATTCTAAATTCAGCGGCCCGACGCTGAAGCCGATAGCCCAAGAAATCAATTCCACGAGAGAGGGGACGCACATCGGCTTTCATTACTAGCGTCAATTCCGCTGACACATCGCTCCTCAAGAGCGATAGAAGGGATGAAAAAGCCTCTTCCAACTCTGCCTTCGATTGGCCCAACAACAGGAAATTGTCGTTGTTGTTCACAACGGCAACCCGGTCACCATACCGATCTCGGAAGCGCTCCATGGTTCGCCTCAGTAGACCGTATGCCAATAAAGGAGAGACGACAGACCCCTGAGTCAGGTGGCGCACCTTGCCTTGTATGTCTTCACTCGTGTGCTCATTTGTATATCTGCCCTGATATACGACTTTCTTCCTGTTCTCCTTTCCTTCTAGGGTGACAATCTCTCTTTGTACCCATTCTGGGATTGCATAGTGTCGGGCAATTACGTCTCCCGTAACACTGCCAAAGAAATCTTTGATGTCGCATTCACATGCGACCTTGTATTTCGGATCTTTGATAAGTTCGTCCGCTCGCCGTATGGCATCAAGCGCCGACCGGCCTCGTTGTCCTGTCTGCACATCATGGAAGCGAGCGAGAGGCCCGAAGGCAAGACGCACAAGCCATTGCCTTGCCCGATCGACGATGTTGAAGGCGTATGTCGCACGGTAGCCCGCCCCCTTGGTATTGAGTTTCTGACGAACTTGAGGATCTATAGCAGGCGACAATATCAAGTGGGCCAGTGTTTGGAGACCGGGAGCGGGATGGCCTGGGCGCCCTCTCAGCGGCCGTTTTGCTTTAGACGCAGCCAACAGCGCCGTTCCTTTTGCGAAGAGCAGCCGGAAGCATTTGTCTGACGCCCTTCGGTAGTCACCCTCTTCCACAAGCCGGGCGATGACTTTGGCCGCCTTCCGATAATTCTTGGCTGCAAGTGCGATCTGCTGACTTTCCGACAGCGCGCAGTTCCGCTGTATCGCCAAGGGCTGCCCCGAGTGCCCAGCACCCCTTGCCTGATGTTCATCCTGATATCTCCTAAGCCACGATGGGATAATCGGACCCGGATAGAGGTTGTGTTCAAAAGCAAATTTTGCGCGCAGTTGTTCATTGCGCGTTGAGCGTCGGGACATGTCGGATACCATTGATTTTGGCTTGGGTTGCAGTTGTTACTGCGATGTCCGAAATGTAGTTCGGGCACACTTCTGGGTCAACCAGAATATCAAAAAATTTCTATAAAAATCATATGCTTACAGAGAACCTACAAATGTAGGTTACAAAACAGAGGAGGCCGCGGTCTCGCACCAAACTCCCGTTCATCCTTATGAATTCAACATTGGGAGTCGCACCTAGTTTGCAACCGGTTGCAACGAGGCCAAGGGAAACGAGCTGAAAAACGGATGAGCAACCCCAACACCCATACCACTATCGGTACGCGCGCAAATAGTGTCGTGAGGCTCTGGGACTTAGTCCACAACGTTCACGAACCGCGCCCAGTCAATTTCAGGGTATTCAATCTTTGCCATCCATCCGGCGAGCACGGATGCTCTAGTCCCTTGCCCATATCGATCTTCAATACCCGAGCCGCGTCCCCATCCCCCGAGCGCCTTGGTAACATCAATGGGAATACCGGCATGGCGGATCGCGTCTCTGAAATTGTGACGGAACGAATGGAACGAGACCCCCTTCCGAACCTTCACATCCGTCTTAAGAAAGTAGCTAAACCTCTTTTGGAAAAGGTCCACAGCATGCCGCTGATCATGCCCCGGAAGGTCGGCAAATATTCTGCCCCGCTCATCACCACCGCGTTCTGTGGCGTCTAGGAAGCCGAATTGCACGAGGCTTGGATGCACGGGGACCACGCGAGCCGAACCCTTAGTTTTCAAGCTGCGGTCCTCTGTGGGCTCAAGCACGAAACAGGTAGCGCCATCAACTTGCCGGATATCGCAATGCCGCAGCCAGATAACTTCGCCCAGCCGCATCCCGGAGAATAGAGCAATGAGCGGGAGCCAAAACCGACCACGGCTCCCCTCGCTCCACTCCGGCAGATGTGAGATGAGCCTCTTGAGTTCTTCGGCATCAAACGGGAAGCGTTGAGCGGGCTGCGAGCCTCCCGCCACCATCAGCCGCGTTGCCGGGTTCGTTTCGATGACGCCTTTGTCGATTGCATAGTTGAAGAATGCCGAGAGGTGATGTGCGTAAACTTCCACGGTGCCCCGGACTAGCTTCGTACCGCCTCGCTTGCCATTGATCTCGCCAATTTCTCGCAACGACTTTCCATCGAATGCCCTGTTCTTTCGATAGTTTGGCGGCAACGCGGCTATGGCCTCGATCATATCGGCGCACATGGCTCGATCTATTTCGCGGACTGGAAAATTTCGCCCCGCCACTTCGCGTAGCGCCTCGAATGGAATGAGGTACTTTTTGCCCGCACTTTCCGATAACCCGGCCCGCAAAGGGTCGCTCTCGAAGCGAGTTATCAGCTCATCAACGGTCAGACCTTTGTTACCTACAAGTTTAGGCGCTGGCGCTGTCGCAAACACTTCCGAGAAGAGCCTATCATGCCCCGAAACGCTAAAGATGTGAGCCGCGCGATCTAAAGAGCGACGGCAATGCTCAATCTCCGCCCGATGGACAAGGCCGATAAACTCAAGCCAATGATGGTCGCCCGGCTTTACCTTGACACGGAACCGGCTCGCGATTTCAAGAGCCTTCCTGTAAATATCGCCTGCCCATACCTCGTAGGGCGACTCCAAGATTTCCATCCATTCATTCAGGTAATCACGATTGCGGTCCGCGACAGCAGCACTCTCTGCGTCCCGTTCTATCTCGTACAGGTAGACGCGCACCGCTTGCTCCAACTGGTGACGGGACGCTTTATTCTCGCGATCTTCAGGTGTGGAAATACCTAAACGGGCATCCTGAAACTGCCTGTCGGTCTCGGTCGCCTTCAAGCGAGCCCGCTCAGACGCGACTCGGTAGTCTGTCGTGTTGAGGGAAATGGTAATCTGCTGCCGATTTCCGAACAAAGCCGCGATATCCGCAGGAATGCGGCGAACATAAAAATAGGCGCTCTTTTTGCGCTGAAGGCCGGGAATTTTTGCCACGGGAACCACCTGCAAGACCCACCATGTTGGAACCAATGTTGGAACCGAAGCACGGTACAAAGTCTTTTTTTACAGGTATTTGCAGGGAAATCAAACAGGTAGAAAGTCGATGGTGGGCCCGGAGGGCCAAGACGAACGCAATGGAATCAATGGGCTAGTTAAACGGTTAGCCAGAATGTTTCGCCATATGTTCCGCAGCCTTGGCTAACCCTTACTTTCCGTGACAGCTACCGCATTGGAGATCGGGTCATATCTGACTTAATTATTGGCTTATCAAATTGTGCAGCTTTACAGAAGGCGCGAACGGCCGCTTCAAACCAAGGCTCTGCAGTCGGCGCGATCCTCACTTCTTTGATCAAGATATCTAGATCGCATTGAAACGTTTTTCCGGCCGGCGGATCAATCTTTGCATGGTCATCATGAGATTTTGGCATCCACATGACTCGCGGCTCACCACCCCAAAGCATTGCGACTTGCTCCTCCCCTAGGGTGTGGTCCCAATAAAGTAGCCGCACTTCTCTTTCGTGCGAGAAGCTCAATCGTTTTGTTATAGTCGGCGTAAAGGCATTCCCCAAATCCAAAGTCTCTGTATCGTAGTCAATGTAATCGACCATACCGCATTGGATTGACAGGGGGCTTCCGGCAAGAGCCCTTGTGATTCGGTCGACATCGCTCACGATAGCAATGCCAAAGCTGTCTTCTGCATACATCTTCCACATTGCGACTGACTCGTGATTGGAACTGTGCCAGCAATTTATAAAATACTCTTTGGTTGTCCGTAGGACGTGCCTGACCATGTCCTCCTCATGTTCGATGTATAGGCGTAGCTTCTCCTCAAGAGTATCGTTCGGGTTGGAGCTGAACCGGCCACGCTCAAGCCTGTCTCGTACGGAGGCCGGTATCGTGTCCAGCGACCAAGTGCGGTGGGCAAAATTCCCTACCGGCAACGCACCCTCAAAAGGGTCTTCCCTACTCAAATGGTACATGTTGGAGAACCAAAGGGATTTTGTTGTAATTAGGGAGACGAACTTTGCGAAATTTGTATAGCGCCAAAGTGGGCCATCTGCTGGAGGTGTTTTGAAGATTGGATGTGGCTCGACTGGCACTCATCTCTCCTGTGCATTTTTGTGTATAACGACATTAAGCTGACCAACGGAGCGACTGCAAGTCGAGGATTTGTGGCAACTTAAACGATATATACTTTAGCGACTGCCTTATATTGGCCGTCGCCATGGTTGCGAGAATCTCGAAATTCAGGCAGCTTTTTGTCGATTGAGGAGAAAGATATGATCACTAACAAGACAGCAATGGAAGTCCAGAATATCGTGAGAGCGGGAGGGAGTGTCGAAGTCGATGGAGGTCGGTTCACTGCGATGGAGCTTCAGAATATTGCTCGGTCTCTTCTGCCAGGAGCTTTTTTGAAGGTCCATAACTCTGATAGATATACAGCAATGGAACTACAGAACACAGCTAGAGCCAAGCCCGGACAGGTGGTTTTGGGATAAGACCTCGCAACTCGCCTGAGCGCTATGGATGCCCCCCAATTCAATCTGAACAAAAGCCACCGGCCCGTGGTCGTCATTCACTGAATTTCCAATGGCACCCGGTCTAACAGCCCGCCGTCGAGCGGCTGGCCGTCCTCGTAACGCACCTCCTGGAGCTCCCTGAGGAGAGCCGCGCGCGTTGCGCGGCTCATCTGGCTCCTGCCGGCGTACTCGCTCCTGGCGATGATGCCACCGACCTGAGAGCGCTTCAGGTGCAGGACCTTGCCAATCGTCCCGTAGGAGTGCCCGATCAGCCAGAGCACGTAGGCGACATACTTCTCACGGTCGAGGTGCCGCCGTCGGCCTGGCTGGTCGAGCATCAGGCCATCCGGCGCTTTGCGGCGCGCCGCTCTTTCCTGTTGGGAAGGCGGGTGACGTTGGTGTTGCGATATGGATTGATCTTCTCCCCGATTGGATCATCCCAGACCTTTAGCATCCGGCTGGTGACGCCCGTTTTCGTCACGGTCGTGAGTGCGCAGTGACCGCCGACGCAACTCCATTCCTTGGGGCCGTCCTCGAACTTGATCTTGGCATCGGTCATGTCGAGGCGCATGAATTCCATCATCTGCAATCCGCGCCTTGGCAGGAAGGTCGAATCGGTCTCCGGAAACTCACCAGCGAACGCGAGCATCTGCGAATAGGTCAGATCAGGCGCGGCTGAAAAAACCTTGCCCTGGTCATGAAGTTCGAAAGGCGTGTAATTGCCGAGGGCGTGAGAGAACAAAGCTTTTTGGACGAAACCAGATCGCTCCGAGTAGCCGTGAGCGTAAACCTCGAAATGCTTGTTCCCGATATCCTCGATGCGGTCTCCGATGCGGCGCGCAGCGTGCTCCAGCCAGTCAAAGGCGAGATCGACCGATCCCTCCTCGTCGCAGAACTCGGTGACAGCCTTCGCGATATGCTCGACCATGTGCTGGTTGCCACGGCCGGTGACGACGAACGGCTTTGTGCGGGCCGGGTGATACTTCTTCACGACGGCCTCAAGGATCCCGTCACGGTAGGCTGCGCCATCCGTCATGATCTGGATGCAGTCGTCATAGATGATCGATACCACGGCGCTCATGCTGCCTCCTCAGCCCACAGGCTGTTCTTGAGCTTGGTTTTGATGGGTGCTTCCCAGATGAAGCTCTGGAGCGCCTTAGCGGCCTCTCCGATCGCGCCCTTGAAGTCACCGCTGGTGAGCTTGTCGAGAACGCCGTCGATCGCGTCTTCGCCGGCAGACTGGAACATTCCCCAGGCCTCCGACTGCCTGCGGAGCGATTCTTCCATTTCGGACAGAGCGGACGCGTTCTCGCGAATGAGCTTTGCTTCCGCGCTGTAGGTTTCCAGCCCCATCTGTCGGATCTGCTGTTCGGCCTGGAGCGCGGCCGTCGCGCTGCGCCGCACGCTCTCAGATTGGCCGATCAGGGACATCTCAAGTCGGACAGCCTCGATTCGCTCTGTCTGAGACTGGAAGAACCGGGCGGACGCGCTGTCCTGCCGAGCGTCGCCTTCGAGTTCTCGGTTCGGCCTGGCTGTCGGCACCGGGCCGATAATGGGGAGATCGCCGGTACCGTACGGCTTAGTGTCGAAGGATTTGGCGAGCGCTTCCCGGAGCTTCTCCGCGCCGATCTCGGTCAGTTCGAGGTTCGCCTGGAGTTCTTTGATCTTGTCGGTCAGCGCGTTGCTGGCGAGCAGCTGCCGGGTCTTTTCCAGGCCGGTGATTTCATCCGGCAGGGCGACAAAGCGACCGATCCGCGGATCTGCGAAACCCTGCCGTTCAAGATCGAGGCGCGTATTCACCTGCTGTGAGAGATCCGCCTTCAGACGCGCCTGCGCAATGGCGATCTCCGACTTCTGCACCTCGATAGAAGCCGCAAGCCGGCGCTCCTCGAGCTCGAGCAGCGAGCGCTTCGCATTGTACTCCCGTTCGGTGTTGTCGAGGATAATGGACGTTGCCGCCGCGCTCGCGCTGGCACTGTCGCGGACCGCCTGATTATAGGTCTGCTGAAGGCTGGTGAGCTCCCCGATCTGGCCTTGTAGCGACCCGAGCGGCGCGGCCTGCGCTGCGAGCGCCTTTGTCGTCTCGCTGACAGCAAGGCCCGCCTCGACGGAATAGGACTCGAGGAGCTTGTACCCGGCATACCCCCCGGCAAGGATAGCAACCAGTGGGCCGACGGCGCGCGCAGCGCCGCCGACGATCGACGTGAAATCCTTGATCGCCGCGTTGACGCCGCCCTGGCCCGCGTAGATCTGAATAAGCTGCGGTCCCTGCTGTGCAAGGATCATCGCCGGGTTCATGCCGAGCGAGAGGGACTGCGCAACGTCGAAATACTGATATCCGGCGTTCTGCCGGCGAAACTGAGCGGAATTGTCGTTGGCGCCGGCCGGATGAAGTGGCGACATGCCGTTGGCGGGCATACTCGCCTGAAGCCGCCGCTGCTCCGTAAGCCGGCCGTTCACATTGTCGATCGCCTTCGCAAGATCGGTGTAACCGCGTACCTGGAGCGCGCTCGCATCGGCCTGCAGGCCGAACCGGCGCTGCATGCCGGCGTAGACTTGTTCCAAGTGAGCGACCGAAGTCGCCTGGACGTCCTGCGATTTCGCGAGGCGTAGGATTTCACTGTTGAACTTCGCAGCCGTACCGTAACCGTCCACATAGGTCCGGCTAAGCTTTTCCAGCATCGGGACGGCCGAACCGACTTTCTGTTTCTGGTCCTCGACTGCTTCCCCTGCGGCCTTGCTGGACGCTATGCCGGCACGGTCGGCCGCGACCTTTTCATTCATGCCGGCGACGTAGGATCGCGCGTCAAAGTCGCTGGTGATCCGGAGGGATTTGAGCTCAACGACCATTTACGCCTCCAACTCGGTTGCGAGATTTAACAGTCTCTCCACCCCTTGCTCCCAAACCTCTATATTTCGGTTCACCACCTCAAACCACGAGGAAAGCTTCGCGATTTCAGCTACGAGGGCATCGACTTCGGCTTCCAACTCTGTGACAGCGGCCGTTAGAATTCCGATGGCTATCGGGTCCGTTACTGTGCCGCCCTCGATCGTGCCGCGAACATGCGCGATTTCTGCCAACTTTTCGGTCCGGAGACTTTGAGCGGCCGAAACTTTCGAGGGCAGATTTGTTTGTGAAGGCCGGTATCTTTCCACTTGTTCCGACCAGTGGGACGCTTGCTCTCTCAGGATCGATGCAAATCGGTTGGCCATGCTCGATCCTCCCCTTACTCGCTCAACTCATCGTGGAGCGTGAGAAGCGCCTCGGATCCCCGCTCATAGACCTCAATGCGCTGATCCATGTCGTTGAGCTGTTGCGTTACCACCTGGCGCTCACCAAGCCATTTCGTGGTTTCGGCGTAGGCTTCATCGGCTTCACGGTAAAGGACATCAAGCGTCACGGGATCGGTAACGGTGCCTCCGGTTATGATGCTTTGAATCTCGGCGTGACGAGCCACCTTTTCAGCACGAGCTTCGTCGATTAATTCGCCTCTTCGGCTCAGAAGCGCCCGCTGTTTGAGAATGCTCCTCACTTCATGGCCCCAGTCATGAGCCACATTTTCCAGGTCGATGACGCCTCGATAACCCATAACAAGAATCTCAGTGCAAACCGAGGCGGGCTTCTTTCTCCCGGCTCTCGATTTCGGCGATGTAGGCGACAACGGTAAGGCGAGCGAGATATTCGTAGCGGATGGCCGTTTGCTTCATCTCGTCGGTGACGACTGCCGGCGACAACTTCGCAAGCCCCTCGATCGACATGATCGACTGAGCGTGATTGTTCAGCGCCTCGACGACTTCCTCGCGCAGCGTGCTGAGCTCGTCTAGCTTGAGCAACGCCGGCAGGCCATCGATGAGCGTGAGCGCCTGGTCGCTGCAAAGCGACCGGGCGAACTCATCGTGTTTCTCAATATCGACCATTTCAAATCCTCTATGATCGGGCGGCGGATGGTCCAACCCACTAGACCAGCCGCCGCCGTCAAGCGCGCAGCCTCACGCCGGCGCTATGCTTCAACTCGGATGAATTTGACGGCTTCGAAGTTCCGGACATCGCCGCCGGTACGGCGATACGTGTAGAACAACACGAAAGGCTTGTCGGTATAAGGATCCTGGAGGAGCTTGTAGCCAGCCTTATCGACGATGACGTACGCCTTTTTGAAGTTGCCGAAAGCAACAGGCAGCGCGCCAGCACCGACGTTCGGCATGTTTTCGTCGATTTCGACGGGGTAGCCGAGAAGTGACGGTTGAGAGCCGGCCGTGAGGCCGTCGCGCCAAATATAGTCGCCGTTGCCGTTCTTCAGCTTATCGATCGAGCCGGCGGTGTTGGAATTCATCAGCCAACATGCGCCTGGCCGATACGGAGCCCGCAATGCCCATACAGCATCTTTCAGACTGTCTGCGGTCAGAACGGTGGCGTTACCAGATGCGACATATTGGATAGTTTTCCAAGGCCGCGCAGCGTCAGAAGAGAGCGAGATCGGATAAGTGAGCAAACCGCGCGGCTTCTTGATGCCGTCACCGAGCAGCGCAGCATGCCCCTCTGTCCGGCCGAACTTGTCGGCAATTTTATCCTCTAGCCAATTCCCAATTTTCCAGGAGGAATCGTCGATCATCCGTTGAGACACTTTCGGCTTCGCGTAGATCTCGTGTACAGGAACTCGCAGCATGCCGACCTGAGGAGTGGAGGTTTCCGGCCGTCCCTCTGTCTCCCCGACCCAGGTCGCACCGAGGTCGTCTCGGTCGACAGGCTCCTCCCAAGCATCCCCTTCCGTAATCGTCTGGACGTCAGACAGCCGACGCAATGGGGACTGGTCATGCATTTTCTTGTTGATCGACGTCGCGAGAACCGGAAAGACCGTGTAGCCACCGTCGGGGTCGCTCGCTACGGTCATCGTTTTCATCTCATCGACTGTAAGATGCTGGCTGGGCGTGAAGTTGCGAACACCGGACTTCAGAAACGAGTGAATCGCCTTGCTCTCGACGGCCGCGACCTCTGCGTTTTCGTCATTAGACGCGCCAAAAATCGCACCCGGACGATTGAGCTTTTTCTCGATGTTGGTGACGCTGTCGATAAACGGTGCCAGTGCGGTCTGGATGAGCTTGGACACCTTCTTTTCAGTTCGCTCCTCAACGGACTTCGCGACCTGTTCAAGGGCGTCGTCGAGATCGTCGTTGTCGTCGGCTGCCTTTGTTTCGAGGCCATAACGGTTGCGCATTGTCAGTCCTTCCGCGCTAGTTTTTCGGCGGCAGCGAGCAGCTTCTGAGCGAGCTCGGTGCGATCGGATTTCGTGGTTGAGGTGAAAAGGCCGGCTGAGGCCACGGCTTCAGACGCGCGCTTGGCAAACCTCTTGGGAAAGCCAAGGCCGGCAAGCATGCGGTCGAAATCTTGGACGGTCTTGATCTCGCCCGCATCGACCTGCGCCTTAGCGTTTGAAATCAGAGCTCGGTCATTGGAACCCCAGGTAACGATGCTGATTTCGCGAAGATCGATTTCGTCAAGCCAGCGAGCGGGATCTTGAGGCTTGCTGCCAACCCGGTATTTCTTCGTTCGGAAGCCGATTGAGAGGCCGTCGAGCTCCCCGCTGGTCAATCCCTCATAGATCAGCGCGCCGCGGTCGGTTTCCAATCCGAACAGCCGACCCTCGACCTTCAGGCCCTTGGCATCCTCCTCCATTGAAGTCCACTGGCCGATCGGGAGCATGTCGTCGACAGGGCCGACGAAACCGCCGTGCTGCAGCAGCATTTTGGGAAGTCTTCCCTTTGCCTGCCATTCTTGAAGGCTTTTGGAGAAAGCGCCTTTGACGATTACGTCCCCATGGGAGTCGACATTCCCGAATACGGCACCGTAGCCTGAGAACGTTCCGGCAGTGCTTCCTGCCTTGAACTTGAACTCATGTTCGGAGTTTGTGACGGTTGCCCGCTTGATTTCGAGATTGGTGCTCAAAGGACACCCCCACAGCTGTTCGGTTGCGCAAATTGCGCGATCACTTCAATCGTGACCATCCGACCGAGCGTCCGCCCGCGAAGCATGGGGGCAAGTGAGGCGCGACCGAGCATCCGCCCGCGCCGCAAATCACCGCTACCGTCTAAAATCAGTGATGCGGCGGATTTCGTCAAGCCCCACCAAAAGACGCCGGGAAAAACGCCGCAACCGCGTGGTGCATAGGGGTTTAATCGCACTTTCGCTCGAAGGGGGGGTCGATTAATTTGCTCCCACTGCGAACGAAGGCCCCGGGCGGTGAGGCCCCCAAGGGCTCCAGACATTGACCCGCCCCCGGGCGGGTCCGAACGATGGGTCAAAACGGGCAATCGTCTTCCTCCTCATCATCTAATGGACCGGGCGCATCGCGCGCGCGGTCCTGTTCAAAGTGATGAAGCTCGTCATATGATGGGACAGCCCCTGGAGGGGGCTGTCCATCTGACCTCTTACCTCTAACATCTAACTTCTTAGATGCGCTCGCATTCTCGGCCCGTTGATTTCGTTGGGTTTCTTCCCATCGTATGCGTGCGTTTTGTTGCGCATTCTTTGAGTTTGTATCGCGATGATTTGTTTCTCTTTCAGAGGTGGTCGACCACAGTAGATCGCCGCTGGATCGATCAATTAGACCCGTCTCGACGAGCACTTCTATCGCGCCAAAAACCGCTTTTACGGTCGTATTGGTGCGGCGAGCGAGTCGCTTATAATCGGCCTGGATGGGCTCGCCTCGCTCGTGCATGGCGCATAGCAGTACGATGTAAACGCCCGTCTCGATGGCCTTCAACTGTCCCACCTGGGACAGAAACTCGGCAGGAAAAAGCCGAAACCACGGTGCAATTTTCGTCTTCTGTGGTTTCTCGGCCATGCCCTTAGGTGCGCTCCACCACAATGAGCGAGCGGAGAAAAAGCTTGATTTCCTCGCGCTCGCTCATGAACTCGCGGCTGTCTTCATTGAAGAGGTAGAAGCGAGCCTTCATCCTCACCTCCGATGCGTGTCGGCATGGATAACGAAGCAAAGCGCGCTGGGCTTGCTCACTGGCTTCCCCAAGAGGTTCGTCCAGATCGTAATCGTCCGGATGCTCGCGCAGGTAATCTTTCCACAGTTGTTGCGCGGCCTTTAAATCGTCAATCAGCTTCTGAAGCCCGGGCGATTCCAGCGCGTCGGTTTGTTCGTTCATGCTCGCATCCTCGAAGTTGATGCGCCGGCCGTGAAGCCGGCGCGCGTCAGGCGACCGGTCCGCTCCAGATCCCGCGCCATGTGTGTGTAGTTCGCCGCCCTAAGATCGGGCCGAATGCCGCGGTCTGTTCGTCCACCTCGAGGACGTGCACAGTGCTGATCTCCTCGAAGCGCGTTCCCTCGTGGATTATCTCTCTCATGAGTATCTGGAAGCCGCTCGGGGCGTTCTCGCGCAGCAGCGATGCGGCGGCTTCCAGATGAAAGACCACCTCTCGCAGGGCGGGGAAAGCATCGATGTCGGCTGGCGCCGGAGCGGCGGCAGTGGTATTAATTTCCGTGTTCATTTCCAAATCCTTCCCTGGACGGTGTGAACGCGGTCCGGCGGCGGGTGCGACCTCTGCCGGACCTTTCATTTTCGGCCTCATGCCGATCTCCTTGCGAAAAGCTGATCAATCTTGTTTCCGCCGTCCTCAGGCAGATCCGTGAAGGCCGCATCGAGGGCGATGCGATCCCAGATGGTGCGGCCGTCAACGCGCTTGGGCTTTGGCATGCGACGGGCTGCGACGAGCTCGTCGAACTTCGTGGTACCGACACCGACATAGCGGGCGGCTTCGTCGCGGCTCAGGCCGCGAGGTGCGTACGCAATGCTGTCATGCGCTCTCGACAACGGACGCCCCCTCCTCCGAATTGGCAACCGCCTTTTCCAGGCACACAATGATCTCCGAGTTCATCGAACGTCGGTTATTGGTTGCTCGAACGCGGATCGAATCCCGCAGTTTTGCGGGCAGTCTCACAGCCACCGGCTTGCCGAACTTCTCCTCATTCATTTTCATCTTCCTTGTTAATGAGTTATTCATGGCTAATAGCCATAATCACAAAGTGGCTAATAGCCACTATTGTGTCAATCATATTTTTGTGGCTAGTAGCCACTATGCCCGAGAAAAAAGTGATCCAGCCTCAAGACAAATACGTGTTGCGCCTGCCTGACGGCCTTCGTGCAAGGATCAAAGCTGCTGCCGACGCTAGCGGGCGCTCTATGAACTCTGAGATTGTCCGGTTGCTGGAAGATGCTTTTGGCGACGTCGGGTACGACGAGACCTTGGAAAGATATGCCGTAGAGCTGCAGCACCTTTTTCGAGAAAAGCAGGGCGCTTCTGTTGAAAAACGACTGTCCAGCATTGAATCAAAGCTTGACCAACTCCTCCAAGAAAAGGTCAGCAAATGACGGACGAGCCCCGCCCCTATCTGTCAAGCTTCGAGGACCGTCACGGCCGCACGCGCTGGCGCTACAGACGGTCAGGCAAGACGATCTCGATAGCCGGCCAGCCTGGAGAGCCGGATTTCGAGGAAGCCTATCTAGCGGCCGTTGAAGGCCGTCCAGCGCGTAAGGCGATTGTCATCGCCCACCCGGGCGCTACAGTGCCTAAAAGCTTCAAGGACGCGTGGAAGCGCGTGCTGCGGACACCTGAGTGGATCCGGCACGATCTCGCCACCAAGGCGAAGAATACGAAGCTGGCAGAGGACTTCCTTTTGATGAGAGTCGTCGAGGAGGTGACGGACGTGTGGGGCGATATGCTGGTGTCAGATTTCCGTCGCCGGCATGCAAAGGATCTGATCGCCCGCCTATCGGCAACGCCGCACAAGGCGAAGCATATGCTGGTTGCGATCCGGAAGATGATCCTGGTCGCCCTGGATGAGGAATGGATCGATACCGACCCAACTTACAAGCTCTCCTATCGGCCGGCGTCGAAGGGTTGGCGCGCCTGGACGGAAGCCGAGCGCGAAGCGTACGAGGCAACGTATCCGATCGGCACCGCGCCGCGGACTTGCTACGCCCTGGCTCTCTGGCTTGGAAACCGCCGCTCCGACGTCGCAACGCTCCGGTGGGATATGTTCGACTGGAAACGCAACGTCGTCCGCGTCGAGCAGGAAAAGGGCGGCAAGGTCCTCCTCCTCCCGATTACGCCGATGCTCCGTGACGCCCTCGCGCCGGTGGAGCGGAAGGGCGATACGGTGCTGTTGACTGCCTACGGCAAGCCGTTCTCTGCCAAGTCCCTCACGGGCACGATGGCGAAATGGACGTTCAAGGCTGGCTTGCCGGCGGGCTGCACCATGCACGGGCTGAGGAAATCACTCGGCAAGCTGCTCGCCGAAGGCGGCGCCAGCACTCGCCAGCTGATGGAAACGCTCGGTCATGACGATATCGAGCATGCAGAACTTTATAGCCGGGAGGCCTCTCAGGCGATTCTCGCGAAAGATGGGATGAGCAAAGTCACCCGCCTCGTGCAGGGCAAAAAGAAGCGTGGCTAACCGGCTGGCTAACCACTATGGCTAACCGCCCCACAACATATTGAATTCGCTTAAATTTTGGTGGGCCCGGAGGGACTCGAACCCCCAACCAAGCGGTTATGAGCCGCTCAACCGGAGTTGAATTGAGATCAACTGGCCTCAACAAAGTCACCAGAAACGTTGATTTTGTGGCGATACACGTATTGACTTTAACAATAGGAAGCAAGTCATATCAAGCCTGAAATGTTGCCCCATGTTGCCCGGAACTCGCCATGCCCACACCGCGAAAGCGTCTCACTGATAACCTAATCGCAGCTCTTAAGCCGGCGCCCCCTGGAACTCGGAGTGAAACCCGTGACGATCTGGTGTCTGGGCTATCCGTTAGAGTTTCCGAAAAGGGAAAAAAAACCTTCGTATTGGTGGCCCGGTTTCCAGGAAGCCAAAACCCGACGAGACGAGCTATCGGCGAATATCCCGCCATGAGTCTCCATACTGCGCGGGAGGAAGCAAAAAACTGGTTGTTGCTGTTGAAGCGAGGCATTGACCCGCGGGAGGAAACGGAACGCGCGAAAACCGAACAGGCCCGAAAGCGGGCCAATACGTTTTGCAGCGTGGTCGAGGACTATTTGAAGGATATCCCAACTCGGCAACGCAATCGTCACGCTGGGCAGGACGAAAGAGAAATTCGCCGGGAGATCCTCGATCCAAAGCGAAATAAGTGGCTCTCGAAGCCAATAGTCGATGTCACCGACGCTGACATTGCGGAACTAATTGGCTCCATCCGCGATCGGCCGGCGCCTGGCATGGCTTACAATGTTTGGGGGCACATCAAGGCAATTTTCGCATGGGCAATGTGGCCGGAGCGCCGACAGGGTTACGGCCTCATCAACAATCCAACGCAACATCTGCAGCCGAAACATTTCAAGCTCTCAAAATCGGTCAGCGTTCGCGTTCTCACCGATGAGGAGATCAAGGCTTACTGGAAAGCGGCCGATGCCACACCATACCCCTTAGGCCCCTTCTACAAGCTGCTTATGCTCACTGGGCAGAGGAAGTCTGAGGTTTCTGATGCACAGTGGCCGGAGTTTGATCTTGCCGGCCGCAAGCTGTGGACCGTCCCGGAAGAAAGGTTCAAGTCCGGCCAGTCGCACATTATTCCACTTTCGCCAGACGCTCTGTCGACGATCGAAACATTGGAGAGGTTTGCCGGGGACGATGCAGGGGATTTCCTGTTCAGCACGACAAAGGGTCAAAAACCTATCAACGGTTTCAGTCGAGCCAAGGCTGCACTAGACAAGGCGATGCTCGAGATTTTGAGGACCGACAACCCGACCGCCACGCTCCCGGATTGGGTTTTCCATGACGTCCGGCGGACAGTCAGAACTCGCTTGTCAGGTCTGCGTGTAAACGCGGACATCGCGGAACTGATTATCGGCCACGGTAAGACCGGCCTACGGCGCGTGTATGACCACTACGAGTTCGAACCCGAGATGCGCGATGCCCTTGAGCGCTGGGGTGCCGCCCTCAAGCTCTTGGTAGATCCGCCTTCAGATAACAACGTTGTAAAATTCTCCAAAGAAACCGCTTGACGGAATCGGGCTTCTTGGGAGACATCAGTAGTAGTTGTAATTAGCAACTGTTGGATTCAATAGAACTTGGAGACGCCATCGATACTGCCTCTGACCAAACGGTCCAAAGTCATCGCCAGCTACCCACGGCAAAATAAGTAAGTCCGAGAATCCTGCGCGCGACTAGGAATTTCTTGCTCAACGCGAGCGAGAGGTCCTGCGCGTCTATTCGAGGTCATACGGCGATGGTAACGCAAAAGAGGTAAGCTATGCGTCTACTTTATTTCAAAGACCTCAATTCCAGAGGCATACCCTACTCTCGACAGTGGCTCGACCATCTCATCAAGAACGGCAAGTTCCCCCGTCCGGTAAAGGTCGGCGCGCGTCGGATTGCGTGGGTTGAAACCGAAATTGAACAGCACCTTCGAGCCTGCGTCGAACAGCGCGATGGGGCTGTGCAATGACCGGCGCCGACCACGAGCACAGCGATTCCGTTGTCGTCGCCGCACAATGGCTGGCCGATCAGTGCGCCCCTCCTCGTCCGATCGTTCCCGCACTGAGACAGCGTTTCGGCCTCGCACCTCTGCAGGCCTGCGAGGCGATCGCCAGGGCTCGGGATATGAAGATTTGCCGGGCGGCATTCGGGTGACCCGGCGGGACTGGAGCAAGATCCGCCGGCGGGACATGCTGCGGACGCGCCCGCATGAAAGCAGCGATGGAGAAAATCTGCTTTTTGACGCGCCACGTCGGCGCAAGACGAAGGCAGAGATGAGAGCGGAGGCGGCAGCATTACTGTCGCCGACGAGCTGGATAACCAAGTCAATCAGCTGCATTTGCGGCCACAGTGGGAAAGTCCGCGTGAGGTTGGAACAGGCGCGAGGGCCGTTCCGATGCGTCACGTGCGGACACTCCCAGCGGTGGTGATATGATTGCGCTGCCGGAAAGGGCAAGGCGTTGAAAAAGAAACCGGAGACCAAAATCAATTTCGCTCCGATACCAGCCAGAGCGATGGGCGACGAGACGCTTACCGCACTCGATTTGCGGGTGCTGATCGTCGTCGCTGCGCACGATCGGTTCGGCGGAAACGGGATCGGCTGCTACGCAGGTCACAAACGATTGGCGGCGCTTGCCCAATGCCACCTCAAGAGCCTCTCTCGGTCATTGGCGGCTCTCGCGCAGGCCGGCTACATCACCGGTCGGGAAAACCCGCTTAACCGAAAGACCCGCATCTATCAGGTTGTATATTCTGAACAGGATACCCTCTACATGAAAAGTTGCGAGGCTCCGAAAGGTAACAAGATCGCTACCGATGTGACGGAAATAGGTAACGAACCTGCTACCGATCACGACATGATAGGTAACGAGCTCGCTACCCAAACAGCCTTCACAGGTAACCAAACCGCTCCCAAAACCAGCCGCATAGGTAACCATTCAAATAGCAAAACCGTGTCAAATCATGAGGATGCGGAGGGTAATATATCTTGCGAAGCAGTAATAAATCACCGCGAAGCTGATGAAAGATATCCCGCAGAAGCGGCGCGTCCTTCGGAGCGCGACATTTCGGATGGAGAAACCCTATCCAAGATTGAGCGGATCATGAGGACAAAGAAGCTCATCCCCCAGGACAACATCACCCTGAACGATCTCCTAGCCGAGATAAACGAGCGAGCCGAGCCCTCCAGCCAAGAGTGGGGACGGAGCAACCGGCTGATGGAAGAGTTGAACCACTTGATGCACGACGATGACCAGGCATAGCGAGACCGAACGCGAAGCAGAACGAACCACGAGGGTTGAAACTGAAAAACCCGTCGCAAGTCATTTCGATACCGAAACAATTCCCCCTTTGCGATCCGATGAAGCCAGATGATGGGATTACGTCTCGATGAGAGCTCAATGTGGTGTTGAGAGCAGCGTGTAACCCCGCGCACACGAGCAATGAGCCTGCAAGCGACAAAACACCGGAAAGATGCGCACAAACGGCTATTAACCGCTTGGTAATTCCGGACGATGTTTGCAGAAACACTCGATTTCAGGCATATTTGCGAGGCGATTCCTGTCGCCTTGAAGCAATATCCGCGTCGTGGGCAACAATCGGGCAACATGGCGCGGCCTTCCCCCACTTTCAAAGCAATGAAGGAACGACAATGCCTGAACCGAAGCTGCGTCAGCATCAGGGCTACAGCCAATACGAAATCCACCGCATCAACGGCGAAAGTGTCTGGCAGGCTGCGATCGATGCCCGCCGATGCGTTCGCGAACATCCGGGCGAGTGGGCATTCCAGCCTTGGCCGGAGGATGTGCAGAAGAAGGCGCGAGAAGATATGCCGCTCAGCGACATGTCCAAGCTGGTCCCGTCGAATGGTTCAGGTCCGTTCGTCTAGGGGCAAACTGGGAGGTGGCGGCACCGCTTACCAGCGCCCTGCGCTCTACCGCTGCGGCGGGTACGGCGCCCCCTCCCCCCCTTTCTTCCGCTGCGCCGCCTAGCGCAGGGGGGTGGGGGCAAATTTTGCGCGCAATTTTTGCAGTCCACCCTGCCCCGCAAGTCGCACACCCTGGAAGTCGAGAACCAGAATTTTTTCAACTATTGGAGACGCCTCATGTCTTACATGCCCCTTGATCGAGGGCGCAACCTGCTCGGGCGAGAACAGGTGGTGATTTTCCGGGCCACCGGCGGCGAGAGCGTGTGGATGAATGTCATCGACGCGAAAGAGACTGTCGCACGATTGCCGCTTGAATGGTCAAAGGAACCCTTCCCGGGCCAATCTTACGGCGCGCCGGCGGATGGCAACAAGGTCGAAGCAGCTCGGGGTGGAGTGGCGCCGATCGAACGGCCCTGGGGCTGGTAGTGCAATGAGTGTCCGCTCCAGAGATCTCGAATTACCCTCCACGTTGAAACAGCTCGTCGTGGCTTCAAAGGTGTTCGTCGACCTCGGAGACGGAATGGGTCCTCGGCTGCTTTCCGAGATCATGAGCGAGGCCGATTACGAGATTTCCGCCGCAGCGCAAATGCAGGCCTACGTTGAACAGGGGCGATTGAAGTGAGCATTCAGAACTGCCTTGCTCGCCTTGTTCAGGCGAAACGCATAACGCAAAAGCAGGCTGACGACGCGCTCGCCATCAAGCAAGGCGCGCAGGGGCGTCTCTATCCGACGATGGGGCCAGCGTCCGCCGAAGCTGCTGGAGCGCTTGAGGCGGCGCGTGTGATGGCAGAGGCGGCACAACGGCGCAAGCTGATGGCAGCGAAACAGGCCATCGCCTACACGCAATCGCTCGACCGCATGCAGAAGCACCCGAACGGCATGACCGTGGGCCTGCAGAGCATGCTTGTGCGCGACAACCTCGAAGGTGGGGAAACGGTCGGCAATGCCATCCACATCGACGGGCACAGCGAGAACGTGACGAAGCGGCTGTTGGGCATGATGAACGGCGCGATGGAGCCCTATGCCTCGCGGCTGGCCGGGCTGTCGCAGGACACCGAATCCATCTGGAACGTGGTGCGGGAACTGTTCGGCAAAGACACCGGCGATCAGGCGGCGAAGGCCGCGGCGAAAGGATGGACGGACACCACGGCCTATGCTGTCGATCGCGTGAAGCGTGCAGGCAAGCCGTTGTCGGTTCTGGAAGACTGGCGCCTGCCGCAAAGCTGGGAAGCCTCGCGCGTGCGGAAGTTCTCCCAAACTGAGTTTGTCAACGACCTGATGACCGAGTTCGAGGCGGGCAACATGCGCGTATTCGACAAGTCCGGACAAGGTGACGCGCCGCGTGCGGCTGTCGGCGGGATCATCGCCAATGCCTACAATGACATTACGCTCGGCCGGAAAGCCGGTGGCGCTGGCGGCTTCTCGAACCAGTTGCGCGTGTTCCGTTTCCAGAACCCGGAATCCTATATCCGGATGATGAAGAAATACGGGACCGGCGACGGCGGGCTCTACAATCAGATGATGGGGCACTTCGGCGCGATGGGCCGGGAGATCGCGACCACGGAAATCCTCGGGCCGAATTACGAGGACAATTTCAAGCGCCTGCTCGACCTCGCCACGAAGGATGACGCCGTTCGTAACAACACGCTCGGCAAGAAGCTGGCGCGCTCGATCTCGATGAACAGCCCGGCGGCAGTCCAGCGCACCTACGACGCTGCGACCGGCAAGCTCGGTGTGGCGCAAAGCGACCTCATCGCTGGCATTGGTGGCGGGATGCGCAACCTGCAGACAGCGGCACGCCTCGGCTCGGCAACTGTCGCCGCTTTGCCCGGTGACAGCTTCACGGCGGCACTGGCAGCAAACCACAACGGCATTCCGGCCACTGCTGTTCTCGGCCGGCTGGTGAAAGACCTGACCACAAACCGCGAGGGCGCCGAACAGATCGCCCGTCAGATCAACCTCACCGCCGCATCCGTGATGGATCATGCGCTCGGCTCGAAACGCTTCGCCGACGAGGTTGTCGGTCAGGGGCTCACCGGCCGGGTCGCCGATACTGCGATGCGGCTCAGCGGGATAAACGTGTGGACGGAAGGTCTCAAGCGTGCCTGGGGGATGGAGTTCAACGGCTTCATCGCCCGTCAGGCCGATCTTCCATTCGAGAAGCTGGAACCTGCTTTTGCCAACTTCCTCAAGCGCTATGGTTTCACACCGGCGCAGTGGGACAAGCTGCGCGTGACACCGCAGATCGAGGCCGATGGCGCGAAGTTCTTCGATGTGAACGCAGTCGAGGATCAGGCACTAGCTGATCGGCTCATGTCGGCCATCCTGGATGAGCGGCGGTTCGCTGTGCTGGAGCCTGACGCGCGAGTCCGCGGTGCGACAGCTTGGGGCCATACGCGCGGAACCTTCACTGGCGAGATTGCAAGATCGGCGATGCAGTTCAAAAGCTTCCCGATGACGTTCATGATGACACACATGATGCGCTCTGCGATCCAAGATGGCGCGTGGGGCAAGACCTCGGCCGCTATCAAGTTGGTGAGCCTCATGACAATCGCTGGCGCTGTCACCGCGCAAATGCAGTCGATAATCGCGGGACGCGATCCCCAGGATATGAGCTCTCCCAAGTTCTGGGGGCAGGCTTTCATCCGTGGCGGTGGCGGCGGGATGCTCGGTGACTTGATCTATAGCTCGACCACACGCGGCGATGACGGCCTCAAAGAATACGCGATGGGACCGGGGCCGGGCGCGGTGTTTTCCGCCACGGGTGACCTGATGCAGACACTATTCGGCGATAAAGAGCTTAGCGGTAAAACACTGGCGCAGCACATCAAGGCATGGACTCCTGGCTCATCGCTTTGGTTCTCGAAGATCGCAACGGATCGACTGCTCTTCGACAACATTCAGACGATGATCGACCCGAATTACAGGCAGTCGTTCTCGCGCTACGAAAAGCGGATGAAAAAGGACTTCGGCCAGTCGTTCTGGTGGGGGCCTGGTGACGCCCTTCCCTCGCGCGCGCCGGACCTAAGTAAGGGTTTCGAAAAATAGCTGTTTCGGCGTAATCACCCAAATAGCTGCCTTCCAAAATTCCCCCTTCTCCTGCTGAGGCATTTGTTTTTCGGTTTTGGATCGGTAATCATCCTCTGGGTCGCTTTATAAAGCGCTCAGAACCAATTTCCGGGAGATCCACGGTGCCAGACAGAGAAGCAAAGAAGGTTGATGTGAAGAAAACGTGTTTTGTCGTCGGTCCAATCGGCGGCGATGGCACCGACACTCGCGATCATGCCGATTTTCTGTTGGAGATGATAATCAAACCAACGTTCGATGAGCACTTCAGCGACTTCAATGTTGTGAGGTCGGATACGATCTCCGAGCCTGGAATGATCGACTCGCAGATGATCAACCACCTGCTCGATGCTGAACTGGTTATCGCGGACATGAGCGAACGAAATCCAAATGCATTTTATGAGATGGGCATTCGGCATATGACAAATTTGCCGATTGTACACATGTTCGCGGTAGGCACTGAAATACCCTTCGATGTGAAACCCTACCGGGCAATAGATTTTTCAATTCGAAACCCGGCCAGCATCTTTGCTGCACAGAGGCGATTGAAGGAAGCCGTAGCAGCTACCCAAAATTCTGATTACGCCGTCGTGAACCCTGTCACGCGGGCGCGCGGCGTTCTGAATTTCCACGTTGAGTCCACGCCTGCAATGGACCTCATGAAAGAAGAACTAGAAGAACTTAAACGAACGATGCGGACACTCGTGCCGCATCTCGCTCCACCCGTTTACTGGGATGCGACACACTCTTCTCAGGTGGAGGACATGGCCGCCCGTGTAGATGCAGCGCTTCATAGGGTGTTACGCCCGACTCAGATTGAATTCAAGGTGATCGACGGACTCGGGCGCCGCGTGGCGCTAAATACTGCTTTAGAGATTTGGGCGGGGATGGGAGGCATCGCTCAACCGCGCTACAGGCTTGCCGAACATAGTGTGTTTCTCACGTTTGACAGCACGATACCAATCGACATTATCCGCGAGTTCATAGACAAGTTAGCGAAGTTGCCGGGTATCAGCGACATCCGCCTCCGTTCAACTTGAATTGGATCTTGTACGCCGAGACCGTTTGGGGCATCGATTTACATGCCGCGGGACGCGGCGGTCTAAAGCCGTTTTTGATACGAAACTCAGTTCCACGTAAAATTGTGCGCCACATAGCCCGCCCCACGTCGGCGCACATCGCCACGCATGGCAATAAAAAATGCCGGGTGGCGACCCCGCGACGAGGAGCCTGTCCGCGAACGGACAACTTGACCCGAGATTGCAAGGGTCGCCTGGCGATGGAATAGCACGAATCGTGTGTTATCGATACTGCTTCGAGAAGAGAGGCATTCTTCGACAGCTGGTGCAGCTACAATCTGAAAAACTGAATTAATTCAGCTGCCTGCGCGAAACCGCCTTGTGCTTTGCGAAGCTCGTTTCCTACAAGCATCGTGCTTGCATGTCTATCACCTCGCCCGATGATCGCCTCAGCTCTTATAGCCCCGTTGTTGCGACAACGGAGTTCGCGGCTCAATTCCCCGTTTTCGATAACAGCGATATCGCCGTATACCACAACGGCAGTCCGCGCGACGATTTCACCGTTTCGGCAACGTATGTCGATGGCGTATCGATTGACGCGATAGTCGTCTTTTCGCCTGGCATCGTTGGGCGAATTGATGTGGTAGGAGCTCGCGCATCACGCAGGGCCAATCAGTTTACCAACGGCGCTCCACTTCTCATTCGCGATCAAAACATCGCTTTCAATACCGTGCAGAGTGAGGTGCAGGAAGTCTCCCGCGAAACTCGTCGGGCACTGAAAGCGAAGTTCGGCGACCCCGCGCAAGACCTGCCGTCGCCACAGGAATCAAGCTATCTCGGCTGGCGTGATGGCGTGCTGGTGAACCGGCCGGACACCGAAACGTCGATCGCAGCGGCCGAGGCTGCAGCGCTTGCCGCCCAAGCCGCTGCGGTCAGCATCAACCTCAAACGGGTTCCGGATAAGGCCGGGCTAGCTGCTTTGAATCCGGATGTCACCAAGCTTGCCTTTGAACCCGATGACACGGGCTGGGACCTGAAAGAGCAAGACTTTTCAGCGGCTGCGGGTTTCGATGTCAATCAGCACATGGTTTATCCGGCAACCGGTAAGCTGATCACACAGGCCGCATGGTATCGCCGACAGAAGGGCGACAGGCCAAGCCTACGCGATGCCTTCAAGGCGAAGGGCGATAACGTCGCCGACGACATGGCAGCGCTGCAGGATGCCATCTATTGGATGGAGTTTTATCCGCTTCGCTCGCGCGTGTTGACTGTCGATCCCGGCCTGTTTCGCGCCGACTATCTCGAGATTCCCAACGAGATCACCGGCATTCAGCTTGTCGGCAATCATTGGAATTCCAACATCGTCTGCGGCGACCCTGGCACGGCGCCAACGCTGGCAGAGCCGGTGCCGGTCTCTATCCCGGCCATCTTGAACAAGAGCCAGGAATTCAAGATGGACGGCGTGGCGCTGATTTCGTCAGTTGCGAATTCGACGAACTGGACGAACCGCAAGAACGGTCTCGTCAACATGAAGGACCCTGGGCTTTCGACGACGGCCGACATCGACTGCATTATCAACGAATGCCGGATTGCCGGATTCTATCGCGGAATCTACAACAAGGGGCGCTCTATCGTCGTTCGTGGCGGTCATTTTGCGAGCTGTGATTATGCGATCGAGCTCGACTGGCCCGATTATTTCGGCGTTGGCGATCCGCTCAACGAGTATCTGCCGGGCACCAATCAACTGACGGACGATCTGGGAAACCGGGGCGTCATCATCGAGGACGTGCGCATCCACTCGCCCAACGGCGGTGCTGTACTCAATGCCCGCAAGAATGCGCACAAGCTACGTAACCTGCGCATGTCGAATATCACCTTGGATATCGGTCGTCGCCTGTTCTACGGTCACCTCGGGCGGGGCTCGAAGATCCACGACTGCGTATCGGACATGTCACCGCTCGAAGTCTTGGCGCTAACCGGCGGTGAAGATTTTATCATCAGCGATATCATCGGCAAGGGCAGCGGGAAGGCGGGCGTCTACACGCCGCAAAACCTCGTGCATTTCCTGCCTGGCGCGGCGGCTGAGTCCGGCTATCCAGATGCAGACGGTCGCGTGTCAGACCCGTACAACAGCGGAACCGGCCTTGGGACGACGGGCCGGTTCCGCAATGGTTTGATCACCGATTGCGAGTTCGCCTATTCGGAACAGCACGCGATCCGCGACACGTCGAGCCAGATGGACGATGTGACTTTCGCCAACATCAAGTTCCGCGATGTGGGGTTCTCTGCGCCGGCGAGCTATCGGTGCTTCAGCTTCGGCTCGCAGAATTCCGATATCAGGGTGATCAATTCCGAGTTCATGGGCACCGACACGCTCAACGGCGTCGTCGGCAACAACTTCGGCAATAACCGGATCAAGGTATCGGGCCCGGAAAAATCGATCGGCAATAACACGCCCTGGATCGCTGGCTCGCCGATCATCCTGATTGGAAAGAGGCAGACCTATCAGCCTGTCATCGTCACTGGCGCTGGCACTGTGCCCGATCCGTATGTGGTCACCGGCACAAACATTGCCACCTCTCCCCTGCCGACAGTCTCGGTTCTTGATTGGGCCTATGAGGACGATGACTGGATCGTTCTCGGTGGTCGCTTCACTGCTGCGGTCATCAGCGCCGCCAGTGACGGTGAAATTGACCTGGCGCTGCCGGTGCCTTCTACCTTCACCCAGCCATACCAGGCGTACGGCTCGTTTATCTGCTCGACTGCAGGCCAGAATATCGCTGGCTCGGTCACCGCAAGCGGTTCGCGTCTCAAGCTACGCTGGAAGGCTCCGAACACGAGCAATTACAGCTTCAGTTTCAGCGCCCGCTATCGCAAGCTCTAAGGAAAATCCCATGTTCGGATGGTTCTACTACCACACGGAAGCGCACTACAACGGCCCCTACCCAACGCGCGCGGACGCAGTCGCCGCTGGACAGGCCATGACCGATCCAACCTTGCCATTCTGGGTAGTGGAGGGCAAAAAGCCGCCTTTCGCGTTCCCCAATGCTGATCAAGTCCTGGCGCTGTTCATAGAAATCAATGCAGATCTCGGCACAGAAGCGGAGCCGTTTGACGTCGATAATGCAACGCTTTCGGATGAGCAGAAGCAGGCTCTTGCGATCGGCGTTGGTGACATGATCTCCGGCTGGATCGCTTCGAGCGGAGCCCGGTTCAAGGTCAGCACATTCGCCACCATGCAGAACGTCGAACAGATTGAGCCATCCGCTGCCGGCTGATCGGCGGCAGGATAACGCCACAACCCTTTGGAGCCCTGTCGAATGACCAGAGAGAAGCTGAACGATCTGCTCGATAAGCGAGCAAAACTCGAGGCAGACATCAACTCGAAAATCGAGAGTGACGCTGATGCTGTTCTCTGCGGCGGAGACCCTGTTCACAGCGGGGCAGTAAATCGCCTAGTACAGGATCGAAACATCTTGGACCTAGCGATCGAGAAAGCGCGGTCGCTGCTCTAAGCAGCGCGACGGAGGCGGTCCCATGACGGATGAAAGAAGCAGACCGGGGCGCCTGCTCTTTCGTGGCCCGATTTCGATCTTAGTCTCAGGGCGAGGTGAAGAGTATTTCCCCAATTTTCCTGAAATGCGCTTTGATGGCAAGCGGTGGGTCGATGTCAGCCGCCCCGACCGGCCTTTTGTTCCCGTTCACATCCCGCCACCACCTCGGGAGCCAGACATGTTCGGCGGGACTGGGGATGAAAGCCAGCGCCTTCGCTATCCCAAGAACACGCCCGGAAAAGTGACCAGGTCTCGCCGTCGAGGGCCGGCTTAGTCCGCACATCAAAATGCAAACGCTGTGCTTTTGACCACGGAAATTTCTATTACAAATCATAGCTTTATCGCGGAATGGGCCTGTGCTTTGTGCGCGCGCTTACGCGGTGCTACGCCGTGCAACATCTCAAATTCAAGCGGAGAGCACAAAAATGCCAGCAATGAAATCCCCCATTACGTCCACCGCACTCCGGTCCCAGCAGAGAGAAACCAAGGCGAGGCTTGAAGCGCTGCGGCAGGCGCAGGTCGAGGCCCTGGAAGAGGGACGGACGTTCGAGCACAACAATGAAATCCTCGTCGAGATGGAAAAGTTGGCGGCATTCGAAAAGGCGATCGCGCGAGCCGAAGAACGTGAAGAGCTGCAGCGGAACAAGCTTGCCCGTCAGGCTTCCCGATCCGAAGCCGCCGCCACAATCGAATTGATCAAGGAGACCGAGGCGGCCCGGCTGACCGCTCTCAGCGGGGTCGAGACGGCAATGAACTCGCTTATCGATGCTATCGCTCAATTCGAGGCGCAATCCGAGCGAGCACGGTTGGCGTATAGCCGCGGCCTTTCGTTCTGCAGCCGCCAGCCGGCGGAACTGCGTAGGTTGCCCCACCTGCAATACAGCCCACATGATCTCGAAGTGCAACCATTGACCCGCACCCGTCTCCGCGACCGCCTCGGCGGCTATATGTCTTCCACATTCGGCGCCCTGACTGTCGGTGATTTCGGCCACGGGCAATTCGGACCGATCACCTGGCAGCATTCGATCAAACTTGAAAAGCCATGGGTCGAGGTCGAGCGTGCCGTAATGGACGGCATGATCAGGAACGACATCACGCCCAACCTCGCCTATGTCATCAAGAACATTCCCGAGGACGCCGCACATGCGTAAGCTGCCACGTCATGGCCGCTTCCTGTCGTCGCAGGACGTGAGTGAGCGTTTTGGAATTTCGCGATTCACACTCCGCCGGTGGGTAGCAGATCCGGCCCTGGACTTTCCGCAGCCGACGATGGTGAACCGCCGGTACTATTACCGGGAGATCGAGGTTTTCCGATGGGAGATGCGGAAGGCCGGATACGATCCGGACATGCCGCCCACCTTGGCGACAATGGAGCCTGTGTCGGGTGTCGTAACCGACTACGAGCAATTCGTCGACGCCCTCACCAAACGGCGCAGCGCCATGAAGATGTCATGCATCGAGCTCGATGCCCTATCTGGGATGCAGGAAGGTTACTCGAACAAGCTGGAAAACTATGGCCGGCCAAACGGTCGGGGTATGGGGCCGGAGGTGTTTCCATTGTGGCTGGGCGGGCTGCGCGTGGGCATCGTCTTCGTCGATCTCCCGCGCCGGCCACGGCGCCTGAAAAATCAGGTCGCGACGGCGGTAAAAATTGACTTCGATGCGATCGCCTAAAATGATCGATCGGCGTCCCCTGGACGTGGGGCGAGTTTAAAATCGAAGGACTATGGCCATGACTGCAAAGAAAGACATCCTGTTCGTCACTGACGCCGAATGTGCCGATCGCATCGGCCTCACTACTGAGCAATTCAGAGGCGTGCTTCCTGTGGCGAATAAGGAAGGATTTCCGATGAAGGATCCGCTTTTCGCCAACCGCTACTACTGGCCGGCAGTCCGAGCCTGGCTGGATCGGCGATACGGCATCGATGGAACCGACGGACCTTACGTGCCGGACGGGCTCGATGGCGAAGAAAACTGGAAATAGGAGTTCTACCATGCCAGCTCGAAGCAAACGAACGACACAGGCGCTTTCGAGAGCTGGGCAGAGCGCTGCGGCAACTTTGAGGCGGCAGGACAAGCAGATCGTTCTGTCGCCGGCCGTAAAGGCAGCAGTCGAAATGATGGTCTTTCAGGGCAAGCAGCGGCCCGAGGCGGCGGAAAACGCGGGGCTAAAAGACGACAGCCTCCGTAGCGCACTGACGAAACCCCACGTCCTCGCCTACCTCAACGAATGCATGGAAATGCTGCGAACCAGCCTCCGCCCCCGTGCGCTGCATACGATGGGTGAACTGCTCGACGCCAAGACCGACACCATCAAGTTCAAGGCCGCTGAGTATCTGGACGGGCAGAACCGTGGGCAACACACGATCGGTGCAGCACAGGTGAACGTGCAGGTGAACAACACGGTGAACGTGACGCCTGGCTACGTCATCGACCTGCGGGCAGACGAGCCTGACGGTCTTCCAAAGGAAGTCTCTTGATCAGCAAAGGTTTGTTTAGGGCGGTCGCTGCAATAGAAAGGCCCGAAATTAATCGGGCCTTCGACAGCACTAAGCCGCGCTGGCGCATTTTTGGGGCGCCCATCCTCTTTCAGTCTCACAGAAACGAACGTTGACGCGATCAACTTGGTCGAGCGATGCCAGCCGGTCGACCATGCGTCGAACGGATCCGTCACCGCTTAGATATTCGCTGTACAGCGCCCGTAGAAGCCGGTCTGCAGGCCCACTCAGGGCTTTGTCGCGTTGCTTCTCCCAGCGACGCACCGACTGCTCTTCCGCGCCGAGGATGCCAGCGAGATCCCGTTGTGTTAGCTCCATTTCAAGGCGAACGAACCGAAGTTCTGCGCCGTTTAGTGGCATTGGTCTCTCAATCAACCATTCACCGATCGCCCGATGTAGACCGGCAGTATCCTGGATAGATACGCCGTCCCCATAAGGCGTATGGTGAATTGTATAGCCGTTTTCGAGCCATACGTTGTCGAGACCGCTCTCTTGGTAGTGGTAAGCCATCTCTTTTGCCCTTTCAAAATACCGTCACAACAATAAGCCGAGTGGCCCATTCTATTGCGACGGTGCACGTCATTTCCTCTCCCGCTGCGTGTCGAAAAACGTTCACCTGCCAATTCCCGTGTTGGTTCAGGAATGGTCCCTCGGTGATCGAGCCTCGCTGCACACAAAGTTCAATCTGGCGGCGCGTGATTCTACGCTGCCTCCCTCGCGCTTTCGCATGCTCAATAATTACGATATTGTCCGTATCAGCGGCGAGCTGACGGATCATTTCGTGAGCTTGCTTCGTAGTTAGCGCGAACGGAACGATTTCTGCCATACACCTATCATTATGATAGGTCACCTTAACAGTCAATGAACGCGCAGTTACTTTTATGGTTCCATAGTGAAGTGCGTCAGTTTGACGCCAGCTAGGACGGGCTCAAGATAGGTCGTTCGCCGTCAGTCGCAGCCTTGAGATGTATCTTACGAACCCAAACACTTACCGATGCCGCGCCCGCCGACTTTGCAGCGCTAGCGAGCATTGCATTCTCCTCGTCGGTCAGCATCACCACGAGACGTTGTCACGCCTCAAGTGCGCCGGAACTGCTGTACGGCCCGTGACTATTTCTGCTTTTCATCGGCATAGCTGAGCCGGATTCGATTTCGCTCGCTGAGCCATTCTCTGAGAGATCGGACCTGCTTTTGGTCCATACGCATGTAGGGAGCGAAACGGTCCGCGCCCCGCTCATAAAACTCATCAATAGCTCTCATCAAAACCCCTTGATCTTCTGCAGGAAGACTTACGCACAATGACCACAGATCAACCAAATACGATCGAATTTCTTCGCCAAAAAGGAAGGTTGCCTTATCTTCCGCTTCGAAGAGTAATTCCAAGGATTGGTCTGTCACCCCCTCGCTGGTAATCATAGTCAGGGCACTTCGAACGTTGGAGTAAACGTTGAGCCGGCGATCAAAGAGGTCGAGCATAATTTTCTGGTGTGCGGTATGCCATTGCCTGTAGCCAATGTAGCCAGCGACGATTGCTAACAGCGGCGTCATCAACGCTTGTAGAATTTGTATCCATGCCGGCACCAGGTTCACAGCTTCCCCTCCGCACGTCCAAGCAGAACTTCCCTCACCCAGTCGCTGACTGACGCCGCGCCTGCGTTCTTCGCTGCTTCGGCCAGCATCAAGCTTTCGTCATCGGTAAGCATAACCACAAGACGCTTATCGCGCTTAAGGTGCGTTGGAACGGGTGGTCTGCCCATAATGATTGCCTCCAATTTCTCTCAGAATATCAATCGCGCTTAACATTGCAATAATTATGTACATAGTTATTGACACATGGTTAATTACGGCAATAATTATACCCATAGAAATCAAATCAGGAGCACTTCAATGCCGAACATACCTGTTCCGGCCGCCGCCGAAGGCATGCCATCAATTCGAGATCCACTTTTCGACACGATTCGCGCGTACCGAGACGGCCTCGCTGACTTTGAGCTCAACCATCCTCGCGATGACGATGTAGGCACAAACCTCTACGCTGATCAGTCCTATGGCCCGCATCTCGCCAGGCTAAACCAATGGCGGGGACCTGCTGGCACCATGGCCGGCGCGATTGAAGCTCTGCGCTTAGCCTCGGAAGACGAAGGCGGCGTGAAGGACAGCGATGCAGGAGATCGCATGGTCGAAGCGGCGCTCGCCTTCCTCGAAAACCGTTATGATGCTGCTCGCGGCGAAACAACGCTGGTCGATGCTGAAGACATCGTCCACGAATGCGCCCACCTGTCGATGCTCATTTCAATGGGAATTGATTCTCTCAACCTTGATGCTGAGATGCAGGCGCTTTCTGCAGGCATGAATGTCGTGAGGTGCAAGCTCATTGAGGCAGCGAGAGTGATGAGCGAGTTCAACAGAGCGAATGTCTGA